CAGACCATTGTTTCATGCTGTCTATGAATGTACCCTTTGTCCATGGCTCGTATGCATCCCCTATCTTATTACCTGCGTCCTCAGCAGCCTCAGCAACATTGCTCAAAGCTTCTTCCAAAGGTTTCGAGTCCGGTCCAAGAAAAAACCTCTTTTCCAATTCATACATCTCTTCAAAGTAACCTGCTGCCGCATATCCTCCGCTTCTGATCTTCTCAAGACCCTCCTTCAGTTTTTCGGCAGCTTCATCAAAGTCTGTACCAAGTTCAGGAGGTACAATCTTTTTAATTGAAGTCATTGTTTTTTCACGAACTCCCTTTAATTTCTCACCAAGTGAAGGCCCTTCGGGAGTTATTGATGTCCTTGATTCTTCAATAAGACCTACTCCTGCTTTCATCATGCCTATTCTACCAGCAGCTATTGCTGGAGAAATCATTGAAATTTTACCTAATATACCTTCAGGTCTGCCAATTTCAAATAACCATTTACCAAGGCCCTCACCGAACTCCTTCACGAATGCCCTCCATGCCCGCGAGGCGATGTCTGTCATCAGAATCACGAGAGATTCACCAAACCCCTTAAAAAGCTCAATTGAGATGTCGAGGCCTGCCTTAATACCTGATTTCCAATCTGACCACAGAAACTTGACAAAAGACCATATAATATTTTTCGCATAAAGAACATATTCTACAAAAGTAAGCGCCCATCTTTCAATAACATCTCGATTCCTCTTGAAAGCATCTCCAAGAGCCTGTATGTCGGGTGCAAGTCGTTCCCCCATTGCCTTAGCAACACTAACAATATTATTCCACACTATCTTCATCTGAGCGGTAAATGATTTTAGATTCTTTTCTGCAAGCTCTTTAGTATGCCCGCCAGCCTCCACTAATCGTTCATTCCATTCTCTTATAGAATCAGACATGCCAAGAAGCGGAAGTATAACTTGTTGAGAACGCGCCTGAAAACCAAGCAAGTCTAATATAACACCTTTCTGTTCTGTTGACATACCAGAGAGTAGGCTTGTCATATCCTTGATAACATCTGCGAGGGGCCTCAAATTTCCTTGAGTGTCATACAATGCAAGTCCGAATCTCTCCCATTCTTCTCTGTTCTTACGGGCACCCATCATCATAAAACGGAGCATTCGACCGAAAGCAGAACCCGCTTCCGCACCTCTTATATTCTGCTTTGCATAGGCCGCAAGAATAGCCACACCTTCTTCAAGTTCAATGTTCCATACTTTCATTGCCGCGGCTGCTTCATTAGCCAACGACTCCGCAAACTGCGAGACAGTAGCCTGAGATAACTCATTGGCCGTGACAAGGTTGTCTGTTACCCTTCTTAGATTCTTAAGATTTGTCTCTGCATCCTTTGAAGCTAAGCCAAGTGCCGCCTGAGAACCAACAGCCATCTCAGTCGCTGCACTCAAATCAAAACTACCAGCCGTCGCAAACCTTTCTACAGCACCCAAAGCCTTCAATGACTGTTCGGCAGAAAGACCAGCAGAAGCCAAATAGAAATAAGCTTTTGCAAGTTCGGTAGCTGATGCAGTCGTCCGCAAGGACATTTTTGTAGCAACCTCTTCCATCTTAGAACGCATTCTATCGGAAACATCGCCCATAATCGCGACTGATTTTGTCATTGCATCATCAAAGCTTGCAAATGACTTGATGGCCAAGGCAGCTATAGCCAAAAGGGCCCACTTTGCGTATCGTACCATCTTATCAAAGGCTGCCTTGAACGAAGCTGCCATCTTGCTAAAAGACATTTTGATGGCAGATACAGTTCTCATAACAGCACTCTTTGCCTTAGCAAGTTGTGATGTCATTTTGCTGTCATCAACCCTTACTTCGACTTCAGCGGTGAGAAAGTTCATCGGTTATTTTCCTAATCTAATTTTTTGTAAGCTCTCTTTCAATGTTAAAACACTCCAGGACATGCTCAAAAGTTTCCTTCACATCATCATTGGCAACATACAACTTGATGACGTTCAGCACTGCTACGTGATCAAGGCCGATTATATCACCCATCGATGTCATCCTCACCTGATCGCGAACGAGCAAGTATATATTCCAAACTTCAGCATTATGCTCATCCAATTCTACATAACATTTGTCACAGGGGGGCTCCAAACCTTTTTCTGCGTAAAGAGCTATGCAATCGTCGCAGTTGGGCTTTCTGAGCTGCCATTGGATGAACTCCCTGAGTTTTTTAGTTGTACCTCTTCAAGACTTCTGTTCACATCAACTAATTCATTTAGGGAATCTACGACAAACTTCACAAAGTCGATGACCTTCATCATCCTAACCTTGTTCTCCGTGTTGCAATCAAGCAGCTTGCCGTCAAGGTACACTTCCTTCCAGTCGGTGATGCAATAATCCCAACGTAGTCTGCTGGCCAGTTTTGCATCCTCTTTTTTGTCATCGACTGGAACGCCTCTTATTACTTTTTTCTTAGTCTTGACCGTCAGCCTCTCGATTCTGTCGTACTCGTCGGTCGAAAGCTCTCGCAGGCGAACGCCTCCTTTCGACTCGTCATCGGAGTTGAAGTAAAACCATATTCCCAGATTTTCTGATTTGAAATTAGGCATCTTTAATCTCCTTTCTCTCTAAATTTTCGTTTATGCTGTTTTCAAGCCCATCATAACAATGTCATAGGTGACATGGGCCGACTCCGCCTGGATCAGCAGATTCTTGTTTGTGGTGACGTCGAGTCCGGCGGCACTTGGGTTTATCCAAAGGAAGAACCCGCCAGGTGGAATCAGCAAGATGTCAGAAGTATCATCGAAGATTCCTATGTCTGCAGAAACACCGCCACCCAGCTTCAAATCCTCTGTCGCATCCGTATTTTTGATGTACAGGAGCTTCAAGGCGGCAAAGTCGCAATTGTCGCCATAGGCATCCTGTATGTCAGAACCAGAAATGTCGACCGCCGCCTGGTCATCCACCGCGGTCAATGTGGCATGATAAAGCAGATTCACTTGGTTCGCACCAGTTCCGAAAGTCCAGTCCACCCCATCATTGATGGGAAGCTTGTCCAAGGTTGCGACAAGCTTCGCCGCATCAACTTGCGAGCTGTCAATGGTTATCTGGATTCCCGAACGTCCCGATAAAGCTGTTGCATTCGCCATTACTACACTCCTAAATAGGTGTTAAGTTTCTATTTTTTTTTAGTGGTTGACAACTAATCTACATATTAGTATGTCGACAAAAGCTTGCCACTCACCTTCATTGTACACGTGAAAGTGCCTGTACCTGACTTATCATGGGTGATATTGTCGTAGTTTGTGACCGTCACATAGCTCGCCGGCGATGTGGTGTTGTCCGGAGTCAGGTAGATGTCGTCATCCTTGCTGATGTACAACTTGAGGTCAGTTATCTGTTCTCCCGAATCGAATCGGGTCTTGAGCAGCTGCTGGCCTGCGTCCTGACTCATCAGGTAGCTACCTGTAATGGTGATTTCGCCACCCGTGATCTGACCTGGGATGTCTGTCACAATTTCATCGCCGAATTCGTCAGTCGGCAGCATCGCACGAACGCTGCCCCCATAGGACCAGGTCGCGCCTCCGGCAATCCTCATCGCACCAATGTAAATGTCTCCTTTGTAGCCCGCTTTGGGATATACTTTCGACATGATATTCTCCTTTATTTTTTAGAGTTCACCAAGTAAGATACGATACGTAACATTATATTGCCATATACCCTCTATCCGAGTTAAAATTGCGCTTTCCCTTAGCATGTAAATCGTCTCGTAGTTATCGACCTCCAACTCGTGAAAATCAAAAGCTGTCTTCAGCAACTCGAACAAACTACAAATCTCTGCTGGATCGCTCTCATTACTAAACAGGTTGAATTGCAATAGACAATTTTCAGTATTCTCCGAGAACGTCCAATTAGACACATCACTAATCAACTGAAACACACCATAGGGAAATGCAGCATCCTGTGGCGCTTGCGTGCTCCACAGGCCCGTCAGTGAGCTTGACAGGGCCACCGCTCCATATCTAACCATAATGGCGGCAAATAAGTCGGTCATTTTGCACCGAAAATTTCTTTGATTCTGTCCATATTGGCCTCTAAAGCCGGACGAAGGTATGGTTTTGCTGCCATCCTACTTGTTCCCATTTCAACATAAGGTGCATACTCAACATTACTGCCAACAAACGCCCTGCGTTTTTCGATTCTTCGAGTTATGCTGCGCTTTAATGTTCCTGTACGAACAGGACATATCTGCTTGGCAGTACGTTCAACAAGTAGGGCTGCAATCGTGAGCTTCTGTTTGACCAACCTATCGGCCTCATTCAAGACAGCTTTTGTGTTATCTTTCATCACCATCGGCTATATCATCCAATCTCTTGTGAAGTTCATTGCTTTCCTTTTTTATAGCAGCCAGCCTCTTCTCGATCTCATCGACATTGTCAAATATCAGGAAAACCTGTCCAAGCAGATGTTGCGTCTTTATCATGTCTTCTTCTGTGATTTCGCCCATTGGTCTATACCCCGAATGTTTTCCAGCACCAATCATCACTCATAACACTCGATTTAAGGGGCCTGACATGCGTTCTAATCGATTTTCCCACACTAATACATAGTTTAACTGATTTTAAATTTTAAGGGCTTAGAACTCATTCTACAAGTTTTAAATCCAGCACTAAAAACCTACCAACCTCATCAGTATTATTAACGTCAACTATGTTGTAAGCCACTCCATTATAGATCACCCTATCCTTAGTATTCACATCGACTACCCTGCAGAACAACTTACCATCCCTAAAATATGTATCCTTATCAAAAAATATCTTCTCTGAACCACGCTTCCAGTTTATCCTGCATTTTAGGTTCAGATGCAAAACATTCTCCACTTCTGTCCAGCCGCCAAGTGCCCCAGCAGTCTTGGTGATTCTAACCACATTCACCTTTGATCTGAACAAACTCGCAAGGCTCATACTGCACCCATCATCGGTTTTTTCCGAATATATTTCCTAAGCAGCCTATCGATAACACCAATTCCGGTCACATCCCTGCTACTCACGTTATCCTGCAATGTGTAGGAGTAATCCCCAAGCTTCTCGGATTTCAAATCACTATCATGAGCGGAATACAGAGTGTTATCATTCTCGTAGCGACAGAGAATTATGGCTGCCTGCTTGATTGCCGCAGGGCAAGCCGACCAGCCGCAAGTTCCAGTGACTTTGACATTGCCCATTCCCTTGGGAAACAACTTTGTCTCATACTTCAGACGCAGCAGCAGCTCAGGCAGCTCATCGCCAGTTGCCGCCTCTGGGTCAAGATAGATAGAATTATTGTCGAAGGTGTACCAAGTCGAGCTCAGCTCGACGCCGAAAAGCAAGACCTCTGATACGCTAAGGATGTCCGGAACCAAACCGAGAAACAACTTGTCCTTATTGTTGCCGTCGCGATAAACTACAAAAGATTTGGCATAGAAGTAATCCTTTGTAACATTCTCGATGAGCTGCTCTGCCCTGTCAATGACTTCCTGTCTTTCCGCTTCACTGCTGCCACTTCCTATGTCAAGCGTGTGCGTGCCTGAACCGACATCAGTCAAGTCAATCGCAGTTCCGGCAGCGGCAAGAACTGGTGTTGCCGCCACCTTGATATGAGTCGCATCTATGTTTATCGCATAGTACGCAGTCCCGACGACTAAAGGAGACGGCACGGCACCTGTCGAACTGAACTTCAGTTCTGTGCAAGTCGCTATGTCATTAGCAACTGTGATTTTGTCATTGACAATATCCACAGCAGTTGTCGCAAAGTCTTCGGTCGCATCAACCGCGACAGGCCAGTTGTCCACGTCTGACTCTACAATATAGTTTCCAGATGCTGCCATTTTTATCCCTTCTTGATACTCACAAGGCTATTCTGAAAATGCCGGAACCCATCACTTCTCCGTT